TAATAACAAATTGATTTGCTATTTTATTCCCATTGTTGCTTGTTATGTTTTCTACTTTCATTTGTTTCCTTTCAGTTAATTAAAGTTAATAAATAAATATGGCTATAATTAGGCATTGTTTTTATTATAACCAAGGCTCAACATCACAAGTTGAGACAATATCTTCATCAGATTTTATATTAATTGGAAATCTAATATAATTTCTGAAATTTATGTTTTTAAAGTAATCAAAATTTTCTAATGAGTACATATACATAAATTCATTCGGTTTGTTTAAGCCTTTTAATTTAGCATTTTCAAATGCTTCTTTATGATTTCTTTGGTACATAGTTTTCATAGTTTCCTTTCTATTTGTTGTATTGTTGATTTTTAAAAATTTCACGTTTTAAATTTTTGTGATCTTTTTCTGTCATTTCATCTTCATATTTAAAAATATCAGCATAAGTTTTTACTGATGGATCAAATGGCGGATATTTAATTTGTATTAGTTTTCTTTGCTTTGTCATAGTTTCCTTTCAGTTGTTTATTTAATAAATTTAATTTGTTTTTGTGTCAATTTTGTGGCATGAAAACCGACAGCTTCAAGATCACTTGTAAAGAATTGGCAACTATCACACCTTTCAATATGTGGTTTATGATAAGGATCATTTTTTGAAATTAAGCCTGTACTCTTTACATCTTGAAAATATCCATAACCCTCGCAATCTTTACAGTTATTTATTTTGTATTTATATTTTTGCATTATTTACCTTTTGTTGATTGAACATAATCTTTTAAAATATAAAAGTTAAAAGTATATTCATTGTTTTTATTAAAATTATTTACAAATCTTTGAAATTCTTTTTTTGAACCTCTAAGAGTATGACAGGCACAATCTAAAAATTTTTCACCATTACAATTTAAATCTTCAACATTAAGCCAATCAATATCGTTAATTAAATGTAAATGTTTTTTATAAATAATATGGTTTGACCATTGACCACCTTGATCACTAGCAATGAAGATAAAATTATTTAAAGGTGAAATTGCATACCAACTAGCATAACTTCCTCTAAAATTTTTTCTAGTTTTTTTCCAAATTAATTTTATCATAGTTTCCTTTGGTTGATTTGTTTTTTTTTGCATAATTAAAAGCATCTTAAATTAATAAGGCACAATTATGGCAGATACAAATAAGATATATTATTTATTGTGTGTGATATTATTGCAACAGGTGTTGTATATTTACAGTTTATAATGATTCTAAATTAATATGTGAGGTGTAAATATAATTAAGAAAGTTATTAAAAGATCCTATTTCAATTTATAGACAGCAATTTTTTTTCTCACGTCATAACAATCGGCAATTTAATCATTAACTATATAACGTTTGATAATCTTTATTTATCGCTAATCTAAAAAAGATATATATATAGAGTGCAACCCTCTTTTTTGCAAAATTTATACCCCCTATACCCCCAGAAACACCCGCATTTTATATTATATATATATACCGAACTAGAGGACACCCTTACAGCCATCCACCCCTTTATACACATACATCTTTTCTGTTTTATTTTTTTTAAAATACACTAGATATAGTATATGGATTACTTTAGTTCAGACGATTTAGATTCAGTTGCTTATATTGAAGAAGATACAAACAATGTCATAATTAAGTTCTATGGCTTTCCCAATAAATTAGCAGCTGAATTGTTTATTAGTTATGCTATGCTCAATATGGGTTTTGATTACCAGCCTATATCTAGCACAAAGTCTGACATGATACACTAGATATGGATATTAAAATACCTTACACACCAAGAAAACATCAAGCCTACTTGCACAAACAAATAGATAAAAACAGATGGAACGTATTGGTATGCCATAGAAGGTTTGGCAAAACAGTATGTATGATCAATCACCTAATTAGGTCAGCATTACTGTCCAAACTAAAGAACCCTAGGTTTGCCTACATTGCACCCACCTTCAAACAAGCAAAGTCTATTGCATGGGATTACATGAAACAGTTCACCGCTAAGATACCCCACACTAAATTTAATGAAACAGAACTTCGTGTAGATTTACCTAATGGTTCTCGTATTACCTTGCTAGGCTCAGAATCGCCAGATGGTTTAAGAGGTATATACCTTGATGGCTGCGTGATTGATGAGTACGCAAACGTGAACAGTAAATTGTTTCCAGAAATAATTAGACCAGCATTATCAGATCGTAAAGGCTACTGTGTGTTTATAGGTACACCAATGGGAATGAACAATAACTTTTATGAGTTGTACCAACACGCACAAGGTGCGGAAGATTGGTTTAACTATAAAGCTAAAGCTAGTGATACTAAAATTGTTGATCAAGATGAATTAGATAAAGCAAAAGAAGTTATGGGTGAGAAGAAGTACCAACAAGAGTTTGAGTGTGATTGGATAGCGAACATTGAAGGTGCAGTATATGGGGATATTATTGCAAAACTAGATGATGACAAACAACTTACAAGAGTTCCCTACGATCCTTCACTACCAGTATCTACTGCATGGGATCTTGGGGTCTCCGACCACAGTAGTATAATATTTTATCAACAGTTAGGTAGAAGCATTAATATAATAGACTACCACGAAGAAAGAGGTCAAGGTTTACCATACTATGTTAAAATGGTTAATGACAAAGAGTATGTCTACAAAGATCATTTTGCACCACACGACATTGAAGTTACCGACTTTGGTAATGGTAAAACCAGAAGAGAAGTCGCCTATCAATTAGGAGTAAGATTTAAAGTTGTTCCAAAAATTCCATTAGAAGATGGCATCCACGCAACCACAATGATCTTACCCAGATGTTGGATTGATACTGACCATTGCAAAAAGTTAATAGATGCGTTAAGACATTACCACAGGAAGTATATTGATAAAAACAGAATGTTTAGATCAAAGCCTGTACACGATTGGAGTTCTCATGCTTGTGATGCAATGCGTTATCTAGCAGTTGGACTACAAGAAATTAATACTAGACAATCAGCTCCACAAAGTGTAGCAGATAATAGTTACAGGATTATATAATTATGGGTTCACTTTTTAAAACACCAAAAATGCCACCGCTGCCACCAGTTCAACCTTTGCCAGAACCGCCTTCGGCAGAAGTTTCGCAAGAGGAAAAAGACAGGATTGCAGCAGAACAAAGAAAAATGGAGAGAAAAAGAAGAGGTCGTAAATCTACAATTTTAACTGGACCACTAGGTGTTGAGGAAGAAGCTGAAACAGAAAACAAAACTTTATTAGGATCATAATGTTTGAGACAATTAAAAAGATATTTAAAAAAAAACCAAAAGTAGAAAAAGAAAAAAGAACTTACGAAAAAGCTATAGATCATAGTAATGATATTACTTTTGAAAACGAAATTAAAAAACCAGAAGTTAAATCTGAAACAAAAGAAACAAAATCAGAAACAACTTCATCATTAACATTTGGAGAATAATATGGGAGGAGCAGTAAGAAGAGTAATTAGACCTACACCACCACCACCGCCACCTCCTGCACCTGTGCCAACTCCGGTTACACCAACAGTATCAGAAGTTTCACAATCACAAGCAGCAGATGCTTACGATCCAAGAAAGACAAAAGCTAAAGGCAGATCATCTACAATTATGACAAGTTCAAAAGGTGTAGAAGATGAAACATTAACACTAGGTCGTAGAAGTTTATTAGGTAAATAATGATGGGAGCAGCAACACCATTTTCAAAATTAAAAAGACCAGATGATCCTAGACCAACTGGAGGACTTGCACAATATATGTTTGCAAAAGATGATGTTGATAGTTTATCAAGAGCAAGACAAGGTTATGTTAAAAATACTGGTGGAAAATTAGGAGATGTAAGAAATGCTGGAATATATAAAAATTTTACAGAAGCACAGAAAAAAGAATATAGAAAAAGAAACCCACAAGATTTTGAAGAAGAAGAAGAAAAAAAAGGATATAAATTAGGCAAAAGAAGTTTATTAGGAGAATAATGGCAAGAACAGATTTATCAAAAAGTTTATTATCAAGATACGAAAAACTTGAAGGTCAAAGACAAAATTGGGAAACACATTGGCAAGAAGTTGCAGATTATATGCAACCAAGAAAAGCTGATGTTACTAAACAAAGAGCTAGAGGTGATAAAAGAATGGAACAAGTTTTTGATTCTTCACCTATACAAGCAGTAGAATTATTAGCAGCATCATTACATGGTATGCTAACAAATCCATCTACACCTTGGTTTACTTTAAGATTTAAAGATGCAGAAATTGACAATGAAGATGAAGCAAAACTTTGGTTAGAAGCATCTACAGATGCAATGTACACAGCATTTAATAGATCAAACTTTCAACAAGAAATATTTGAATTGTACCATGACTTAATTACATTTGGTACAGCTTGTATGTTTATTGAAGAAGATGATGATGATATTATAAAATTTTCAACAAGACATATTAACGAAGTATTTATTGCAGAAAATGATAAAGGCAGAATAGATACAGTATTTAGAAGATTTAAAATAAGTGCTAGAGCTGCAGTACAAAAATTTGGTGATGCAACATCAACAGATATAAAAGGTATCTTTAATAAAGATCCATACGAAGAAGTAGAAATACTACACGCAGTTTATCCAAGATCAGATTTTAATCCAAAGAAAAAAGATAAAGCTAATATGCCATTTGAATCTGTTTATTTAGAATATAAAAATGCTAGTGAATTATCTGTTGGCGGATTTAAAGAGTTCCCTTTCGTAGTACCTAGATATTTAAAAGCATCAAATGAAATTTATGGAAGAAGTCCAGCAATGACAGCATTGCCAGATGTTAAGATGTTAAATGAAATGTCAAAGACTACAATCAAAGCTGCACAAAAACAAGTTGATCCACCACTATTAGTTCCGGATGATGGCTTCTTACTTCCTGTAAGAACTGTACCGGGTGGACTAAACTTTTACAGAAGTGGTACAAGAGATAGAATAGAACCATTAAACATTGGTGCAAATAATCCACTAGGTTTAAATATGGAACAACAAAGAAGAGACAGCATTAGAGCTGTGTTCTATGTTAATCAACTTATGATGCAAGATGGTCCACAAATGACAGCAACAGAAGTTATTCAACGTAATGAAGAGAAGATGAGATTACTTGGTCCAGTATTAGGTAGATTACAATCAGAATTATTAAAACCATTAATTGATAGAGTGTTTGCAATATTGCTTCGTAACAATATGTTACCACAAGCACCAGAGTTTTTATCTGGCAGAGACATAGAAATAGAATATGTGTCTCCTCTTGCTAAAGCACAAAAATCTTCAGAGCTACAATCTATTATGAGAGCAATAGAAATATTAGGCTCAATGCAAAATGTTGCACCAGTATTTGATTATGTTAATTTTGATAATCTTGTTAAACATCTAGCAGACATTGTTGGTATGCCACAAAAATTATTAAAATCACAAAATCAAGTAAATGCAGAAAGAGAACAAGCACAACAACAACAACAAGAAATGCAACAGATGCAACAATTACAACAGGTTGCACAAGCAGGAGGAGATATAGCACCACTAGCGAAAGCATTGCCAGAAGAAGCAAAAGCTCTAGCAAATGCTGAAGTGGAATAATATGAAACAAGATAAACAACTAGAAAAATTTATAGCCGCATTAAAAAAAAATTATACATATATATTCAATACAGACGAAGGCAAAGAGGTTTTGTCTGACCTTGAAAAAAGATGTCATTATCATTCTACCACTAATATAAAAGGTGATAGCCATGAAAGTGCATATATGGAAGGACAACGTAGTGTCATTCTATTTATTAAATCAATGCTACGAAACGATAAGGAAAAATAAAAATGTCAAATGAACAGATAACACAAGAAACTGTGCCTGTAGAACAAGCGACTACAGAAACAGCACAACCTACAACAGCACCAGTAGCTACACCTACTGCACAACCAACATCATCTTGGAAAGATTCTATTAGTGAAGAATATAGAAATGATCCTAACATTGAAAAATTTACTGAAGCAGATTCTTTAGCTAAATCTTATATCAATGCAGTTAAAATGATTGGTCAAGATAAAATAGTTATACCTACAAAAAATTCTTCACAAGAAACATGGGATGAAGCCTATGCAAAATTAGGTAGACCAGAATCTGCAGACAAATATTCTTTAGATGTAAAATCAGATGTTGTTCCTTTTGATGAAACTGCAATTAAATCTTTTGCAGAACAATCACATAAACTTGGTTTAAATAATAAACAAGCTCAAGGTATATTAGAGTTTTATAAAAATAATATGGAAGGCTCTGCACAACAAGCAAAAATAGATACTGAAACTGCTCAATCTCAAGCTGAACAACAGTTAAGACAAGAATGGGGTAGAGACTTTGAAGGTAAAGTAAAACAAGCTGGTGCATTAGCTAAAGCTAATATTAATCCAGAAATTTTAGATATGACTTTATCAAATGGTATAAGACTTGGAGACCATCCAGAAATTATTAAAGGCTTTGCAAAAATAGCAAACATGATGTCAGAAGATAAAATTATTGCAACTGAAAGTGAAAATGTAAATACAGTTGCAGATATTGAATCTGAAATATCAGCTATTACTAATGATACTGATGGACCTTATTGGAATAAGCAACATCCAGATCACGATAAAACAGTACAACAAGTTTACACATTAAGAGAAATGTTAAATGCTGATCAATAATCTTAATGATAAAGAAATTCGGTTAGAAATATTGCGGTTGGTTAAGGAGACAGGATCTGAACTTCAGAAAAATGATCCCTTGCCAATCGCTGAAAAATATTATAATTGGATAGTAGGTAAGAAAATTCGCAAGAACCTTACTGGCAAGAAGGAATAGACTTCTAGTCTAAAAGACTTAAAATCCAAGAATTGCCTGTCAATTAAGATGGATAACCTTTCTGATTTTTTTATAATAACAATAATAATGGAGAGACAATTATGTCATCACAAATAACTACAGCATTTGTACAGCAGTATTCTGCTAACATACAAATGTTATCTCAACAAATGGGATCATTATTAAGAGACAAAGTCAGACAAGAAAGTGTTGTCGGAAAAAATGCTTTCTTTGACCAAGTTGGGTCGGTAACAGCTCAGTTAAAAACGAGCAGACACTCTGATACTCCACAAATAGATACACCTCACTCAAGAAGAAGAGTATCTCTTGCGGACTACGAGTATGCTGATCTTATTGATCAACAAGACAAAGTACGTCTTTTAATTGACCCTACATCATCTTACGCACAAGCCGCTGCTATGGCAATGGGAAGAGCAATGGATGATGTTATTATCGCTGCTGCAACTGGAACTGCCTTTACTGGTGAAACTGGTTCAACAAGTGAATCTGCTCAAACAGCAATCGCTGCGGGTGGTACTGGTTTAACAATCGCAAAATTAAGAACTGCAAAACAGAAGTTTGATTTAGCAAGTGTTGATCCCTCTATCCCTAGACACATTGTTGTAGGACCAGAGCAAATAACAAACCTTTTAGGAACAACTGAAGTAACTTCATCTGATTTCAATACTGTAAAAGCATTGGCAAATGGCGAAGTAAACTCGTTCCTTGGTTTTAACTTTACTGTATCAAATAGACTTAGCAAAACAGGTAACGATAGAACTTGTATTGCTTTTGCACAAGATGGTATCACTCTAGGAATTGGTAAAGATGTTCAAGCTAGAATAGATGAGAGAGCAGACAAATCGTATGCTACTCAAGTTTACTACTGCATGAGCATTGGTGCTACTAGAATGGAACAAGCAAAAGTTCTTGGTATAGTATGTCAAGAAGCATAATAGGAGGATATATATATGGCTAATTCAGTACAATACGCAAAAACTGTAGATACACCTTCTGTTAAGATAAGCACGACAGAACTACATGGTAGAGTAAGAGTAGCTTACGCAGATTTTACTGCGGATGCGGCTCAAGAAACTATTAATATGTTCAAGCTACCAGATGGTGCTAGAATAATAGGTGGAAGAGTAAATCATGCAGCTTTAGGTTCAAGCACAACTCTGTCAATAGGTCATGCAGCATACGTTAATGCAGCAGGAACTACTGTGGCAGCAGACGTGGATGAGTACAAAGCAGCAGCTGCTTCAACATCACTTACATCTTTTAACATTGCAACTACGACAGCATTGGGTGAAAACTCAGTTGTAGATGCACCGGATGGTTTAGTGGTTACTGCAACTACTGCAGGAGCAAATGCTACTGGTTTTATATCAGTACAAATGACTTACGTTCTAGACTAATAAATAAAATTTTAGGCGGTGAAAGCGAGAGTGGAAGCCGCCTAGAGTGCATGAAGAAAATACAAGATTTAAAACCTGTATTACATTTTAAAAAAGATAATTATGTGTATAGGTATGTGTTGGTAGATAGATTTAAACATGATACTAAATATCATTATGGTTTTGATACTAAACAAGAAAGAACAGAAGAAGAAATATTTGCGTTAAAAAAAGATAGACAAATAAGACGCAAGTATATTATAAGGAAGTGATATGGCATCAACAGTAGACATTTGTAATGGAGCATTAAATCAATTAGGTGCAACAACTATTTTATCACTTACAGAAGATTCAAAAAACGCAAGACTTTGTAATTCAAGATACACTCAAGTAAGAGATAGTGTATTTAGATCACACCCTTGGAACTGCTTACAGAAAAGAGTAGAAATAGCAGTAGATACTACAGCTCCTGCATGGGGTTTTAGTTTTGCTTATACTTTACCGGCAGATTGTTTAAGATTACTTCGTATATTAGATTTTGATTCAAACTACAAAGTAGAAGGTAGAAAAATATTAAGCAACGCATCTAGTATGAAAATATTATATGTTAGTAGAGTTACAGATCCTAATGAATATGATGAATCATTAAGAGAAACTTTATCTGCTGCTTTAGGTGCAGACATTGCTTTTGCAGTTACTTCAAATAATACCACAGCAACAAATATGTATAATTTGTTTCAAGATAAATTAAAAGATGCTAGATTTATAGATTCAACTGAAGGTCAGAATGTTGAACAAGATTTAGGTATGTCAGATGTTATAGACGCAGGTACATTTATTAACTCAAGGTTTTAGACCATGGCTAGAGTTGCAGTTGAATTAACAAACTTTACAGGTGGCGAATTATCGCCAAGATTAGATGGCAGAACAGATTTAACTAAATATAGTTCTGGCTGTGCAACATTAGAAAATTTAGTAGTATATCCACATGGCTCAGCAGCTCGTAGACCCGGCTCTACATTTTTAGCAGAAGTTGCTAATAGTTCAAACAAAACAAGATTAATACCTTTTGAATTTTCTACAACACAAACTTATATGTTGGAGTTTTCTAATTTAAAAATGAGAGTGTATAAAGATAGTGGTGCTGTATTAGAAGGAGATAAAACTATAACTGCAATTACTAAAGCTAATCCTGCAGTAGTAACAGCAACTTCACATGGTTATTCAAATGGTGATGAAATAGTTATTACTGGTGTTGGAGGAATGACAGAAGTTAATGGTAAAAGATTTTTAGTTGCAGACAAAACAACAAACACATTTGAACTACAAGATAAAGATGGAGTTGATATAGACAGTTCATCATTTACCACTTATACTTCTGGCGGTGTATCTAATAAAGTTTTTGAACTAGCAACACCTTATACTACTGCACAACTATTTGATATTAAGTTCGCACAATCGGCAGACGTAATGTACATTACACATCCAGAACATGAAGTAGAAAAACTATCTCGTACCGGTCATACTGCTTGGACATTAACAGATGTAGATTTTACTAAAGGACCAATGCAAGATGCTAACACAACAGACACAACTTTAAATCCCGGTCAAGCAGCAGTAGGTACAGGTATAGCTTTAGTTGCTTCTGCAGTTACTGGTATTAATGGTGGTAGTGGTTTTCTTGCAACAGATGTTGGCAGATTTGTTTTTTTAAATGATGGTTATGCAAAGATAACTGCTGTTACAAATACAACTAATGCAACTATAGAAATTTTAACAGCTTTAGATAATGCAAATGCTACAGCTAATTGGCAACTAGGAGCTTTTTCTGACACTACAGGTCATCCTTCTTGCGTAACTTTTTTTGAACAACGATTAGTGTTTGCCGGAACAACTAATCAACCACAAACAATATTTTTTTCAAAGTCTGGTGATTATGAAAACATGGATGCAAACATTGGTGGAACGATAGCTGATGATGATGCAATAATTTATACAATCGCATCTAACCAAGTTAATGCTATTAGATTTATGACAGCAACAAGAACTTTAATTATTGGTACAGCCGGTGGTGAATTTACAGTAAGTGGTGGTGGTACAGATAGTGCAGTTACACCTACAAATATATTAATTAAAAAACAATCTAACCATGGTGCAGCTAATGTAGATGCTATAGCTGTAGGTAACGCAACATTATTTTTACAAAGAGCAAAAAGAAAAATTAGAGAACTAGCTTATAACTTTGATGTAGATGGTTATATTGCACCCGATATGACTATTCTTGCCGAACACATTAGTGAAGGTGGTTTAACACAGATTGCATATCAACAAGAACCTAATCAAATTGTTTATGGAGTTAGAGGTGATGGTGAGTTAGTAGGATTAACTTATCAAAGAGAACAACAAGTAACTGCTTGGCATAGACATATTTTTGGTGGCAGATTTGGTAATGCTACAATTACAGTTACTGATTTTGCAAATATAGCAAATGGCACAAGAATTATTTTAACAAAAGCAGATGGTACGACTACAACATTTACATCCGCTACATCTGCTACTGCTGGAAAATTTCATACTACATCTAGTAACAATCAAACAGCTACAAACTTAAAAACATTAATAGATGCTGATTCTAATTTTACAGCAACAGTTAATAGTAATGTAGTTACAATTACAGAGACATCACCATTATCTACAGGATTTTTAACTATTACATCTTTAGATGATTCTACTAGATTAGCAAAAACTGATGAAGGTAAATCAGTATGTGAAAGTGTTGCGGTTATTCCAACTGACGATACTGAATATCAAGTTTATGTAATTGTTAAAAGAACAATCAATGGTGCAACTAGAAGATTTGTAGAAATATTAAATGTATTTGATTTTGATCAAACAGATAATACATCATTTAATTTTTTAGATAGTGCATTAAGTTATAGTGGTAGTGCTGTTACAACAATATCTGGACTAGATCATCTTGAAGGACAAACAGTTTCTATATTAGCTAATGGTGCATCACACCCAGACAAAACTGTAAGTTCTGGTAGTATTACTTTAGATCGTTCTTCCACAAGTGTTAAGGTAGGTTTAGCATATACATCTTTACTACAAACTATGAGATTAAATGCTGGATCACAAAATGGTACATCACAAGGTAAAACAAAAAGAATATATGATATTACAGTTAGAATGTTTGAAACTATTGGTGTAGAAGTTGGACCAGATTTAAATAATTTAGAGAGAATACCATTTAGAAGTTCTACTAATTTAATGGATGAAGGTATACCACCATTTACAGGAGATAAAGAAGTAGAATTTAGAGGAAACTATGAAACAGATGGTTTTATATTTGTTAGACAAACTCAACCTTTACCTTTTACAATTTTATCGTTATACCCAAGATTACAGACAAATGATGGATAATATGCTATATATAATACCTTACACAAAAGAACATGGAAAAATAATATTATCATATCAGATGAATCATAAAATATTAGAAGCAGATAGAAAATATATTAACATTGAAGGTGATGCTATAAATTTAGAAGAAGCTAATTTAGCTTTTACAGGTATAGTAAATAATAAACCTATCTTTGCTGCAGGTATGAAAATGATCTGGGGTCAAGTAGCAGAAGGTTGGGTTATAGCATCAAGTGATATGTGGAAATATCCTTTAGGTGTAGCTAAAGCAATTAAAAAAGATTTTGCTAGAGTTGCTAAAGAACACAATATAAAAAGAGTTCAAACTGCAATTAGAAAAGATTTTGTTAAAGGTCAAAGATTTGCAGAGTGGTTAGGTTTAGAAAATGAGGGTTTAATGAAACATTATGGTTTTGATGGAACAGATCAATACAGATATGCGAGGATATTTTAATGAGTTTTGTATTTGATATTGCTGCAGGACGACAACAATCTGCACTTGGTAAATATAATCAAGAAGTTTACAATAGAAATGCACTTGTAAAAGAACAAGAAGTTGAAGCAATAAAAAAACAAACTGAATTTGATATTGCTAAATTTGATCAACAATTTGAACAACTAACAGGACAAACAAAAGTAGCTACATTAAAATCTGGTGTAGAATTATCTGGAAGTGCTTTAAATATTTTAAGATATAATACTGAACAAGCAGAAGTACAAAAAGACGTAATGGAATATAATTCACAAGTTTCTCAAGCAAGAAAAATAGAAGAAGCAAACTTTGCAAGAATAAGCGGAGTTATTGCAAAAAGAAGAGGTGATATTGCTGCACTTGGTTCTTATGCTAGAGCTGGAGAGAGTTTATTAAGAATAGGAAATGCTGGAAAATGAGAAACTATAAATCAGAATATAAAAATTATCACTCTACAACAAAACAAAAAAAAGATAGAGCTGGTAGAAATGGTGCAAGAAGAATTATGAAAAAAAAATATGGTAACAGTATATTAGGTAGAGATGTAGATCACAAAGATAGAAACCCTAGAAATAACAGTAAAAATAATTTAAGATTACAATCTAAATCTTTTAATAGATCAAGGAATCAATAATGATATATAAATTTATAATAATCTTTTTTTTTGGAGTTTTTCAGTAATGCCTAAAATACCTACATTTACATCCGAAGCTAGACCTACAGCACAAGCTCCAAGTGTTGTATCTAATATACAAATACCTTTAAATGAAACTGTAGCAGGAGCATTAAGACCATTGGGTAAAGCTGCTGAAGATTATTATGTAAAAGAAAAAGAAATTGAAGCTAAAGTACAAGCTGGGGAACTAGATGCAGATGCAAGTGTTGAAGTTTTTAATGCAGCTGCAAAAGCAGAATTAAAAAATACACCACAAGAAGGAATAGATTATTTTAATAAAGAATTTGAATCTATACAAAATAAATATAAAGCAAAAGCACCTAATAAAAATGCAGGAGACCTTTTCAATATTACTTTTTCTTCAAACAAAAGTGTTTATGTTAATAACATTTTAAAAAAAACAAGAACTAATTTAGTTACTACTAGAGTTAATCAAGTAGATCAAAAAGTTAGATCAAAAATTGCATCAGCAGTAGCTTCCGAAAATAAATTTGAATTTGATATTTTAGCTAAATCTGTAGAAACAGATTATCAAGGTTTAGTTGATGATGGGATTATTAGTACAAAAGACCTTAAACTTTACAAAGAAAAATTACCTAATTTAGTTGAGGTTGCACAAGTTAGAAAAATAGCAACAAACAATGCTTCACAGGCATTTTTAATATTATCTGATTCAAAAAACTTTACTACAATTCAAGGTGAAGAAAGAAGAAAACTTATAAGCGAATTTGGTACACTTGCTAAACAACAAGCTGATGTAACAACTGCTTCTTTAAATAAAAGTATTATTGATAAATCAAAAGAATATATGAAAAAACATGGAGATAACAGACAATTTGGTTTTAGCACAGAAGAATTAGAAGAGTTTAAAACTGGAAACGAAGAAGCTGATAATCAAATAATAACTTTAAATGAAAAAATAGTTAATAAAGAATTTAGTTTTGATACAAACTTTAATACTAACACAGATGTAATAAAAAAAATAGCATCTGGTGAAATTAAAAATACTTCAACTAAATTTTTATTAGCAGGAGAAACAGAAGCTAAAAGTATTATAGAAAGAGCTGGTGATAAAACTATTAATAGTAAAGATTTTAAATTTTTATCAGATGTTATTATAAGAAATAATAATGATACTTTTAAAAAACAAGACCAACAATTTTTAAAATATTTTGAAAATCTTACACCACTACTTCAAGGTAATACTTTTTTAAATTACTTTGATAAAGAGTATAATGCTAAAGCTAGTGAGTTAAGACAAACACTACACGCAAGATACTTAAATGGATTAGCACAAGGTGTTCAACCAAATGATTTATTAAGTTACACATCTGAAAATTATATTGCTAAAGATATAAAAAATTATTTACCTAAAACTTCAGACTTGGGTAGCATTATTGTTGAAATGGCTGCAGAAAACAATTTTACTATTGATGGACCACTAAAAATTGAAGGAGAAAATGCAGAACAATATTTAGAAAGAATTAAAAATAATCAAAACATTGACGTAGGTGATGACCCTAGTGCTATTTTAGATGTAGATAAAAATGTGCAACAAGTAGGATCTGTGGGAGATTTAATTTTAGGTAAAGATAGATTTTTAATTTCTAATTGGAATAAATATTATCAAACTGATAACAGTAAAGTAAACTTTATAAAAGCAAAAGAAAGATTAAGTAGAGATTATACAGTTCCAAATGAAGCAGTATCTGCAATAGAAAATGCTGCTACAAATTTTGCAGGTGATCGTGGTTTTTCAAAAGAAACTTTAATAGATTATTTAACTAAAATTGGTCAAATAGAAACACAATATGAAACAAAAATACAAAGAGGAAGTAATCCAGAAAAAGAAAACTTTTATGCAAGATCATATTGGCAAATAGAAGTAGAGACAGCAAAAGATATATTAAAAAATTCTGTTCGTATATTTGGTAATAATTTTGAATCTACTTTTTCTAAAAAATATAAAGGAGAATATGAAACAGCAAGAGAAGGTTTATTAAATTTAGATGATAAAGATTTAGTTAATTTATTAGAAAAAGATGACACGTTAGCTGCTAACATTGCAGCAGCATTAATAGTAACTAGATTTGACATAGAAAAAGCATGAAGTTAGCTGAACAAGAAACATTACTACATCAAGGTGGATTTAGCCAAAAAGAAATAGAAGATTGGAAAAAAGATAAAATATTAAAATTAAATAATGCTGGATTTAGTAATGCAGAAATATCAGAAGAGTTTGGTGTAGTCTCTGCAGAAAATAAAGCTAATAAAGAATATTTTAATAATGTAAAAGCTGAATTAGAAAACGAATACTATACACAAGAATCTATATCACCAGATGATGAACTATTATATCAATCAAAAATAGATCAAGCTGATGCTCCATCTTTAAAAGAAATAGTAGTAGGTAAAGAATTTGATGGAGACGAAATATTAAAAAGAGGTTGGGGTAAAACACTATATGATATGACATATAGATTAGCTACTGATGGAGGTTTATCAGAAGCATTTACACAAGAAGAACCAGAAGATTATACTTGGTTTGAGGGTTTATTAGAAAGAGGTTTAACACTTGGTGCAGAGCTACCGATATATGGTGCAAGTTTTTTAGGAGGTACAGCCGCAACAGGTAATCCTATAGCTGGTGCATTTACTGCAGGTGCTATTCCGGGTGCTGCAAGAGAAACATTATTAAAATCATTAGAACAACAATCTTATGGACAACCAGTTGAAATAGTAAAAAATTTTTTAAAAGATGGAATTATTGAAGGTGCTAAACAAGGAACTATATTTGCAACTGCTGCTATTGCTCCACAATTAAAAATACCTTTTGTTGGTAAACTTGCAGACAGATACTTAACAAGAGTAGCATCACAACTTACAGCATTTGAAGGAGCTGGTGCAATACTTAATCAACAACTTCCAACATTAAGAGAGTTTAGTTATTCTGCAGTTATGTTTGGTGCATTAGGTGCTGTGCAACCTAAAAAAACTATGGAGAATAGAACTAAAAAAATATTTATAGATACAGGTAAAAAACCTAATCAAGTATTTAAAGATTCTTTAGTTGATAAAACAATATTAGAAGATGTTTCATCAAGAAGTTATGTAAGAGCTTACAATAAATTATTAGATAGAAAAACTGTAGAAAAAAAAGTAAAACCAGAAAAACCAGAACAATTATTTAAAGATGAATTAGCAAACAAAGCTGCAGAAAATATTGCGTTTAAACCTAAAGTAGAAATACCAACTGTTGAAAGATTAAAAGAAATGGGATCAACAGTTAAAAGAAAAACAATTATAGAAGGTATTGATACAAAATATCCTGTACTAGAAGCATTAAGAGAAGCAAAGGTAAACACTAAAACTGGTTTAGAAAAATTAAATTTATATGAACAAACAAGAATACTTGAAGGTATGCCAAATAGAGCTGCATACTTTATTGAATACAATACTTTAAATGGAAAAACATTAGCAGACAAAGGTTTAGGATTAAAAGATATAACAGCAGATATTGTTAAAAAAGGTAAAAATGAAATGCAACTATTTGAAACTTATCTTACAAACAGAAGAGCAGTAGAATTAAATGCTAGAGGTATTGAAACAGGATTTGATATTGCAACTGCAAAAGCATTTACTAAAAAATATAAATTACAATTTGAAGAAGCAGCAAAAAAAATAGACACATACAATAGACACCTTTTAGAATATGCTGTTGATGGTGGATTAATATCTAAAGATGCTTTTAATGCTATGACAGAAGCAAATAAAAACTATGTTACATTTGCAAGAGAATTACCTAAAGATGGTAAAAAAGGTTATACTGAAGGATCAGTAAATCCTTTTAAAAGAATTAAAGGAAGTAAAGAAAGAGTATTTCCACCATTAGATGCTATTGTAAATAATACAAATAAAATTGTAAACCTTGCAGAACGAAACCAAGTTAAAGTTAATTTTATAGATTTTATAGCAAAGAAAAAAGGTGCGGCTGAAGCTGTTAATGCTCCAGATCCTTTTCCTTATATTAATAAAACAAAACCAATATTAAAACCTATAAAAATTCAAAGAAAAGAATTAGAAAGATTTTTTGAAAAATCAGAAATAGATAAAATGTCAGATAAAGCTGTAAGTGAATTTACAATATTTAGACAAGAATTTACAGCTACAGATAAAGGTCAAATACTTATTAAAAGAGATGGTAAAACAGAATCTTGGGATGTGGGTGTTGATTTAGCAAATGCTTTTAAAACAATGGATCAACAAGGATCTAGTATGTTAATGAATTATTTGGGTGCTCCTGCAAGAACATTAAGAGCTGGTGCAATATTAATACCAGATTTTGCTGTACCTAACTTTTTTAGAGATACTATTCAAGCAAGTTTTTTAAATAAAGTTGGATTTGTTCCAATACAAGATTCAATTATTGGTGCATTTAATATTATTACAAAAGGTAATAATAAAAAAGCTATGGCAATGTATAAAAAATATGTGAAATCTGGTGGTATGCAATCTACATTGTTAGCTGTTGATAAACCAAATATATTTGATGGTAAAGTTTTTGACATATTAAATAAAGGACCAATAAGAAATTCAGATAGAGGTGTATTAGCTCCATTTAAAGCACTAACAAGATTGTCAGAGGAAATGACAAGATTTAGAATTTTTGAAAAAACTTATAAAAAAGCTATTGAAAAAGGTTTAACAGAAAAACAAGCTCTTGAAAGAGGAGGGTTTGAAGCTAGGAATCTTTTAGATTATGCTAAACGAGGATCACTAGGTGCAACTGTAAATAGATTAGTTCCATTTTGGAACGCAAGAGTTCAAGGTTTAACAAGGGTATATGAAGCATTTAGAGATCAACCCGGAAGAACATCTGCTATGATTGGTGCTTACATTGTAATACCAACACTAGGTTTTTATATGTTAAATAAAGATGATAAAGATTATAAAGAAGAACCAGAATGGATTAAACAAAATTATTGGTATTTTAAAATAAATGATAAACCATACAGGTTTCCAAAACCTTTTGAAGTAGGTACATTAGTTTCGTCTGTTATTGAAAAAACTTTAGATTGGGTAAGAACAAATGAACCTCAAGAATGGAAAAAATTTACATATAATTTCTTTATAAATAATGCAAAAGGATTTTATCCTATTCCTACTGTTGCAAGACCTTTTATAGAAAATTTTATGGATTATAGTTTTTTTAGAGATGCACCGATAGTTCCAAAATCATTAGATAAAAATTTACCTAATAAATTTTATTATACTGAATATACATCTGAAACATTTAAACTACTTTCAAAAACAATTAATGGATTAGTAGGAGATGACAGTTTTCTTGCAACAAAACCTATTCATGCAGAAAATGTATTTAGATCATGGACCGGTGGATTGGGTAGATATATTATAGATACTTTAGATTATGCTATAATTAAAGCTAAAATTATAGAAGATCCTATAAAACCTACAGATACACTATCTAAAATACCAGTTGTTAGAGCATTTGACGTAAGAGATGTGCCGGGATATTCAGCTCAATCTATAGTTAGATTTTTTGAAGAATTTGAAAAAGTTGAGACTATTATAAATGGTATGGATTTTGCTAAAAAGGCAGGAGATTTTGAGGAATACCAAAGATTAAAAGAAACATTAAATGTAGACGAAGTTCAATTATTAGAATATAGAAAATCAATAAAAGAGATAGATAAGCAGATAAGAAACATATATAACTTAAAAGAATTTCCAAATGGTGATATACCAACACCAGATGAAAAAAGAGAGTTGATAGATGACTATTATAAATTAATGATAAATTTTGCTCAACAAGGCTTAAGTTATCTTGAACAAACAAGAAAAAAGTAATATAGAAAAGTAATATGACAGTATCAAGCACAACAGTAAAAAATTCCTACTCCGGCAATGGTAGTACAACACAGTTTGCCTACACATTTAAAATATTTGCTGATTCAGATTTACAGGTAATTATTAGATCATCCACAGGAACAGAGACAACTAAAACTATAACTACACATTATACAGTAGCGGGTGCGGGTGATGCTAGTGGAGGTTCAATAACTTTCACATCTGGCAACACTCCTGCTTCTGGTGAGACAGTTGTTATTAGAAGGAATGTCCCGCAAACTCAAGCGATAGATTATATCGCTAATGATCCATTCCCTGCGGAGACACACGAAGAGGGTCTGGATCGTGCTACATTAGTTGCACAACAAATATCTGAAGAAGCTGATAGATCAATAAAACTATCAAGAACAAATACAATGACTTCTACAGAGTTTACTATAGGTGCTACTGATAGAGCTAATAAAGTTTTATCTTTTGATTCTACTGGAGAACTAGCAGTTACTCAAGAGCTAGGTACATTCAAAGGTAATTGGAGTGCATCAACAACTTACGCAGTTAGAGATATTGTTAAAGATACTTCTACTAATAATATATTTATAGCTAACACAGCACATACATCTTCTGGTTCACAACCTTTGACTACAAATACAGATTCAGCAAAATGGGATTTAATCGTAGATGCAGCTAGTGCAACTACTTCTGCAAGTGCAGCAGCGACTTCAGCAACAGCAGCAGCTAATTCGGCAACTGCCGCAGCAAGTTCTGCTACAACAGCATCTACACAAGCATCTAATGCTTCAACCTCTGCAAGTACAGCTTCTACACAAGCAACTAACGCAGCCAACTCTGCAACAGCAGCTGCAAGTTCAGCAACGTCTGCTGCAAATTCTTTAGATACATTTGACGATACTTATCTTGGTGCAAAATCATCTGATCCAGCAACTGATAATGATGGTGATGCTTTAGCAGCAGGTATGCTCTATACAAATACAAGTACAGGAAATTTAAAATTTTATAATGGTACAGCTTGGGTAAATGTTTCAACAGGATTAACTTCTATATCTGCTGATACTACACCTCAACTTGGTGGTAATTTAGATACTAATAATAAAGAAGTAGTCACTCTTTCAAATAGAAATTTAATTTTAGCTCCTAATGGTACAGGGGTTGTTGAAATAAAAGGAAATACTAATGAAGGAACGATACAACTTAATTGTGAACAAAATTCTCATGGTGTTAAAATAAAAGCACCACCTCACTCTGCTGGACAATCGTATACTTTAATTTTACCAACATCAGTTGGATCAGCAAATCAAGTTTTAGCTAGTAATGGTAATTCTACAAACCAATTATCTTGGATTGATGCAGCAGAAACTAAACCAACAGTAGCAGATGTATCTCAAACTATTTCACCAGCTACAGCTACAACAATAAATATTACAGGAACAAATTTTGTTTCAATACCAATAGTTCAATTTATTAATGGTTCAACTGGAGCAATAACTTCTTCTAATACTGTTAGTTTTACAAATGCTACAACACTTTCAGTTAATGTAACTTTAGCAAGTGGCAATTATTTTGTTCGTGTAGAAAATCCAGATGGAAATTCTGGGAGATCAACAAACAATATTTTAACAGCTTCTACTGCACCAAGTTTTACAACTGCTGCAGGATCACTAGGAGCAGTAGCGGGAAATTTTTCTGGTACAGTATTTACAGTTGTAGGTTCATCTGATAGTTCAATAACATTTAGTGAAGTTACATCTGGTGGAAATGTATTAACTAACGCATCACAAGCTAATTGCAGTTTAGCTTCAAATGGTGTAATAACTACAAGTGATTTTGGTGGTAGTTCTACGACACCTACTACTTACACGTTTACATTAAGAATCACAGATGCTGAAGGTCAAACTGTGGATAGAGAGTTTAGTTTGACATCTAGTTTTGGAGCAAGTGGAGGAGGACAATTTAACTAATGGCTAGTACATATTTAACAAGAACACCATCATCCGGTGGAAACAGAAAAACATTTACTATAAGTGCATGGATTAAAAGATCTAAACTAAGTTCTACTCAAATATTTGTTCAAGCTGCAACAGATGGTTCAACTAGATCACAAATTACACTTAGAAGTGATGATATGTTAGAATTTTATAGTGAAAATGGTGGTGTTCAAAAAATAAATGTTAGAACAAATAGAGTGCTTAGGGATACCAACGCATGGTATCATGTCGTTTTAGCAGTTGATACAACGCAAGCAACAGCTAGTAATAGAGTTAAAATTTATATTAATGGAACACAAGAAACTTCACTTCATACAGCAGTATATGGAGACCAAAACTATGATACTCAGTTTAATCATACTGTAGCTCACACTATTGGTAGGAGAGATGCTTATAGTGACCAGTATTTTGATGGTTTAATGTCACATTTTCACATAATAGATAACACAGCTTACGCTGCATCAAATTTTGGTTCAACAGATGGTACAACTGGAGAATGGAATATAAATACTCAACCAAGTGTAACTTATGGAACTAATGGTTTTTTTGTTTTAAAAGACACAAATTCTGGAACAGACCAATCTACTAATACTAACAATCTTACAGTTAATGGTACACTTACTGCTACAAAAGATAATCCAAGTAATGTTTTTGCTACAATTAATCCTTTATTAGGTGCTGATGTTATTGGAAGTACAGTTAATTATTATAATGGAAATACAAGAGTAGATGACCCTAGTGGTTCTGCATCTGGAATTAATCCAAATTTTATAAGCACACTAGGTATGCCGTCAAGTGGTAAATGGTATTGTGAATTAAAACCAAATAGTTTTTCAACAAGTTCTGGTCATAGTATTGGTATTTACAGAACAAAAGGTTCAACTGATGATACAGGACTTGGAAATTTAGAAGGTAATGGAGCTAAAATAAGATACATCTATGCCGATACTTCAATTTATATTATTAAATATGGTACTAATGACCAAACAGGATTAACATCAATTAGTTCTGGCGATATAGTAGGTATGGCTTTAGATTTAGATAATGGAACACTTCAATATTATGTTAATGGAAGTACAAGAGCCAATGCAATTACTGGCATAAATTCTGCTAATGATGGATATGATTATTTCTTTCATGCTGGTTTAGAAAGTTCTTCTTCTGGAAGATATGGCAGATATTATTGGAATTTTGGAAATGGTTATTTTGCAACAACAGCAGTTGATTCAAACTCTGGTAATGGTTATCAAGATAGTAATAGTCAAGGAAAATTTCAATATCAACCACCCACAAACTTTTTAGCTTTGTGTACAAAAAATTTAAATATATAAGGATATATAATGGCATACACAACAATTAATAAACATACAGATTTTTTTAATACTAAACTTTATACAGGTACAGGTGCTGAATTAGCAGTTACAGGAGTTGGTTTTCAACCCGATTTTACATGGTTAAAATCTAGGTCAGTAGCAGAGGGTCATTATCTTCAAAATGCTGTTAGAGGTGCTACTAAATTTTTACACACTAACAATTCAGATGCAGAAGTAACTGGAGCACAGTTTTTAAAATCATTTGACACAGATGGTTTTACTGTTGGAACTGAATCAGATATAAATACTAATAACAGTACAAATGTATCATGGAACTGGAAAGCAGGTGGTGGTCAAGGTTCATCAAATACTGATGGTTCTATAAACACAACATACACATCTGTTAATACAACAGCAGGTTTTTCAATATCTACTTACACAGGAAATGGTTCAGCAGGTGCAACGATTGGTCATGGATTAGGAGCTGTTCCCGATGTAATTATTGTAAAAAAATTAAGTGGTACAAGTGATTGGTCAAGTTATCACTCTGTTTTAGGAAATACAGGATATATGAGATTTAATAATACTAATGCTTTTGCTACTGCATCAACATATTGGAACGATACAACTCCAACTTCAACTGTATTTACAGCAGGAACAACAGGAAACATTAATGGTAGTGGAGCTGATTACGTTGCTTATTGTTTTGCAGCTAAAAAAGGTTATAGCAAGTTTGGTTCTTATACTGGTAATGGAAATACTAATGGAACATTTATTTACACTGGATTTAGACCATCATTTTTATTATTAAAACAAACTAATACAGGTGGTCAAACTTGGAGAATATTTGATTCTAAAAGAGATCCGGGTAATTTTGTATCAAGAGCTTTATTGCCAAATGCTAATGACGTAGAAGAAACAGCTGCATCTGCTGGAAGTCTTGATTTTTTATCAAATGGTTTTAAGTTAAGATCAGATTATGGTTCAAGAAATGCTTCTGGAGGAACATACGTCTACATGGCATTTGGTCAATCACTAGTAGGTAGTAATAATGTATGTTCAACAGCATATTAAATGAAATTTATTTTAATGCTTTCAGTATGTTCATTTGTAACTGGAGAATGTAAAGATCCAATTACTTATGGACAAACATTTGATACATGGAAACATTGTGCATTAACAGCTTTAGATACAAGTAGTAAATATTTATTAACAATGGATGATGAGACAGTTAATCAATTTCAATTATCAACTCAATATAGTTGTAAACCACAAGATACAATTTAATGCCTAAAAACTCTGCACTTGAAAGAATAGAATCACACGAAAAACTTTGTCGTATTATGCAAAAACAAACTCACCAAAAAATTAACAATATAGAATTAGAAATTAAAGATATAAAGAAACATTTATATTATGCTATGTCAGCTCTTATAGGTGGTATGTTTACAATTATAGTTATATTATTTCAAAAACTTTAACTTAAGGTCTTTATGACTAGAAGAAAAACAGCAACTACTGGTCTAATAAGCGAAATGAAAGCACAAATGGAACTAGCAAAAGATCCTAATATTCTTGTATTTATACCTCTTGGTGGTCTTGGTCCTGTAGATATTGTTACTTTAAATATGACTACAGGTAAGTATACTGGTTATGATGTTAAATCAAAAAATTATAGAAAAAAAAACTATATGGCTAAAGATGGTTATAAAAGAAATCTTACTGGATCTTTTATATCAAGAGGAAGAACTAAAGAACAAATAAAACTAAAGGTAAAAATCATATATGCAAAGTGATAATTCATTGGATATAATTAACGAATATAAAGAACAAGTTAGAATATTAAAAGGTCAAATAGCAGAGCTTGAAGATGCAGGTAAATCTAAAGATGCCGCTAATAAAAGATGTTTGCAAAAGCTAGAGTTCTGTAATAAAGATTTAGATGATGCTTTATCTAAAATTAAAAAATTAGAAGAAGATAAGAAAGATTAATATGCTACCATATAATTTATTATTTAAAATAGGATCTAAAGCTGTCGGAGGTTTTATGACCAGACGAGCAGAAAAAAGTGAACGTAAACACCAGATAGCTTTACAAGAGATGCAAACTGGTAACGAAAGAGCTAAAAGAAATGGCTCATTAATTTTAGATTTAGTATTAGGTGCGTTCATATTAGCACCACTTGGCATACTCGCTTATGCTACATTCTATGGTGACATGGCTATGTTAAAAAAAGTAGAGTTTTATTTTGAGCAACTAAAAAATATTCCGGAAGTATATTTATATTTAATTTTTATAGTAGTAGGTGGAAACTATGGAATATCTGTTACTAATTTATTAAGTAATAAGAAGTTTAAAAAATAATATATGGCTCGTATCAAATTTGTACACTTTGTACCCAGAGATAAGCCACCTAAAAGACCAAGAAGGCATAAAAAAAACCTTAACAAATCTGAAAAAAGAAGCTACAAGAAATATCATAGACAAGGTAGATAATATCTTATATTAGAACATTCATAGGAGATAAATATGATTGATGAAATTAGAGACATGATCAAACATTATGTGGAAGATCATAAAACAGCAGTTATCGTTGTTGGTGTGCTATTAGTTATAGCTCTGATAATATAATTATTAATAAGGAATAACCTATGGAGATAGAGAGGATGAACTATTATTTTACAGGTGTTCTTATAATAATGATGACTTTGTTGGCTCTCTGCGGAGGTCCGGCAACATGATTGATAAATTTTTATATTCTTTCTTTGGAAAACTAGATAATTTAATTGCATTAGTAGACAGGTTATTTGCACCACGTTGTAAGTGTAAAAAGAAAAAAAGAAATGCCTAGACCTGTACGTAAATGGATAGTAAGATTAAGAATGTGGTATGCTGACATAAGAGGTCATCATGGCAAGAGATGGAATTATGAACCTTCAGATCACTACATGAAAGGAAAGAAATGAAAGTATCAGATCAAACATCAGTTGCAATGCCTATCAAAAATATGATTGGTATTGTTGTTGCTGTTGCTATGGGTGTGTTTGCTTACACAGAAGTTACTGCTAGACTTACATCACTAGAGACATCAAGAGAATTATTTGAAAATGATTTGCTAAAAAAAAGTCAACAAGTACCTACCGACCAAGAACAATATATGTTGTTAGAATCTGTATTTAAAGATGTAGAAAAATTAATTGAAAACCAAGAACAAAATATGACAAACAAAGTTAATATAGAGTTTCTTAAAGAGCAAGTACAAAAACTACAAATTGATGTAGAAAAGTTAATTAGAAATGGGAGTGGACATTGATTGCAGAAATTGTAGCTTTGTTAATGATAATTGATCATGAGATCAAAGAACATAGAATACAACCATCTATGAGTGAATGTTTAAAAGGTAAAAGAATTGCTATGAGAAAAGTCTCTGATAATGTAGAATATAAATGTATCAAGTCTAAAGCAGAACTTGAAGATAACATTGATGGAAGTAAATCAATTAAAAAATTAATATTAGAATAATGGCAGATAAACAACCACCAAGAACTAAAAAATATTACAGATCTACAAAGTCTGGTGCTGGTATGACAAGAGCTGGTATTAAAAAATATAGAAGAGACAATCCCGGATCAAAATTAAAATCAGCAGTAACAGGTAAAGTTAAACCGGGATCTAAAGATGCTAAACGTAGAAAGAGTTATTGTGCAAGGTCTGCCGGACAGATGAAAAAGTTTCCTAAAGCTGCAAGAAATCCTAACTCAAGATTAAGACAAGCAAGAAGAAGGTGGAAGTGCCGATAAAAAAGAAAACTTGGGTAAGAAAAAAAAATCAATCTTTAATCTGTGGCTACTGCGAGACTTGCAATAGAGAGCTTATGAGTGATGAAGGTGGCTGGATTATTACAGCTAATAGACAATATTTTTGCCATGATGGTAAAGATGGTAGTTGTTTTGACAACTATTGTGTGCTACAACTAAAGAAACAAAAGGAGAATAATTATGTATGGAAAAAAGAAGCCAATGGCTAAAAAAAAAGTTAAGAAGAAAGTAAAAAAAGTTAAAAAATCAAAAGGAAGAATGTACTAATGCCGGGTAAAAAACTTACAAAGAAACAAATGAAAATTGCTAGAGTTGCAGGTAATCCAAATAAAATAGATGCTGCTGACTTTAGAAAATTAAAAATGAATAAAAAGAAAAAAAGAAAATCATGACAACTAAATCGGTAAAAGCACCAAAAGGTTTTCATTGGATGAAAAAAGGTTCAAGTTTTAAACTAATGAAAGGTACTTACAAACCACACAAAGGAGCTGTAAAAATGGCAAAGTTTACAGTACAAAAAAAACATGGCTAAATTATGTGCAAAGGGTAAAGCTGCTGCTAAAAGAAAGTTTAAAGTATATCCATCTGCGTACGCAAATATGTATGCAAGTGGTGTATGCTCTGGCAGAATAAAACCTAAAGGTACAAGAAAAAAAAGGAAGTAATGTCAAAAGGTTTACGATCTTGGGTACAAGCTAACTGGGTAGACATTGCTAATCCAAAGAAAGGTGGTGGCTTTCCAAAGTGTGGTCGTAGTGGTGGTGAGAAAAGAAGAAACTATCCTAAATGTGTACCTGCTGCAAAAGCTAGATCAATGTCTGCAAGTCAAAGAGCTGCCGCTGTATCAAGAAAAAAGAAAGCTGAAAGCAGAGGTAGAACAGGTAAGAAACCTAACTATGCTAGGACCTAGTTAGTTCGTCAAACTCCTGCCATATTGTTTGTTCATCACTCCAATAATATCTTCTATTCTGTTTCATTTGAATAGAATATAAAACTGTTGTATGATCTTGTCCAAAAATTCTACCTATATCTGACAAACTCATTTTATATTTTTCATTTAATATATTTTGAATAATATTTCTGGCTCTAACAATGTCTCTAGTTCTAGCTTTAGTAAATAATTCTTTCTTACTAACTTCACATTTAATACAAACTTTATTAATTACAGAATCTATTTCTGATTTTTTAGGTTTTCTAAACTGATAACCAACAATCTTTTTTTCTGTACTAATAGGTAGTATGTGTGTTTTTTTTATTTCTGAAATATGATTTGATATTTTTTTTTGTGCTAACTCAAAGCCTTTTTTAAATCCCTCTTCATAAAGTTTAAATTGTTGTTCTGACAATAAATAAAAAGCTATCTTATGTTTATAAATAAAGTCATTGTTGTTTATTTTTTTAATATGTTTTTGAAATTCTTGTTTAAATAAAGTCATAGATCCCCCACGTTTTCCTTCAGTTTTTTTTAATAATTAACTAATGACTAAATAGATGTCATTAATCGTTCTTTTGTCTGCTCTATCTTCCATATTAATCTGTAAGAATCTTTTTGATACTTACCGACTTTTTGTTTTGCTTCCAGATACTTCTCATGCTTCTTTGCTTGAAGATCCTTTAGCTTTTGCAGACGAGTTTTCAACTCTTCCATCTTTCTCCTTTTTTACTGTTGTAAAATCAATCCTCAAATTATCAATCTTACATTCTACAAGTTCTCCACTATTGGACACATTTGCAGCTTTCTCAACATCATCAAACAGTTCTGTCATTGTAAAATGACACTCCCCATTGATAATTCTTTTAACTTTTGTCATACTTTATCCTTTTTAGCAACCTCTTTTTTGTGTATCTCTTTAGTCATCTTGTTATATATACTTAAATCTGTATAATTATCGGCTTTAAAATTTCGTGTTGATCTATATAGCTTTAGTGCCATCATTAATTGACCTACTTGATGTGGCTTAATTCTTTTTTTTAAACTGTCTGCCAAGACAATCGTAAACATTTCGGCTAACATAATAAAGTTCTCTTGATAATTACCATAATCTTTTTGGCGATCATCAATGATCTTTTTTTCTATCTCTTGATCTATGTCTGTTATTTTCTTATCCATATAAGTTGAGGGTCTCGGGGAAGAAAACTACCGAAAGGGAACTAGAAAGAAAAACTCCCCCAAGACTAAATACAAATTAATTAAAACTGGAGTATTAATTAAAACTTGTATTGAGGTTTATTACCATAATTAGGTTTGCTTTGAAACCCTTTATTTTGTGGTGCTGAAGGTTTGTCATTATTAAGATTAGGTGGTGATATTTTAACATTAATACCAATCAAATTACCTTCTTCATCTAATTGATTCCATCCGGCTTGATTCCACCAAGCACCATCTGACATCTTTACACCTTTAGTCCATTTCTTTCCCTCTGGTGCATTTTCATTTGGTGGTGCTACCCAATCTGGTTGTTTCGCATCATTTTTATTTTCGTTTTTAACCAAGTTACACCATACTGCATCTTCACTCATGTTTACTCCTTTGTTATCGTCAGCTTTTACTGACCATTGTTTAATTGTAATTCACGAGTTTCAGCAATGTCTGTGACTTGCCTGTATGCTCGTAAATTATTTCTTAGTAGATATTCAACATTTGCTCTGTGCTTTTCTTTAGCAATATTAAAATCTTTTAAAGATTTAGCACTTTTAAGTTCATGTTTTATATCTTCTACATCTATGGTTTCATCCATGTATGTAGGTTCTTCAACAGATTGCTCTGAAGAATTTTTTTTAGATGGCAATGTATCATATTTCCTTTCTAAAAATGGTACTGGCTCATAACCATCCTCATCTTTGATACCTGTTTTAAGATTTAATAAATTTAAGAACGCATACTTTCTTGAGTATGACATGGCATTACCAGTTCCAAATTTATCAAGATTACCAAATGCTGAACACCCATCAACAAGTATATGTTGCGTTGGATCATCAACATCATAAACTTTCATAGTACATACGACCATTACTTGTTTTATGTTTGGTACAATCTCTGTCAGATAATTACAAGTCGCATACAAACCATTGTCTAATAAGGCTTGTGTTGCAACTGCTTGTACATTATCATGTAGCAATGGGTTAAAGTGCATCCCATTTGCCTTTGCTCCTTTCTTGACACTCTTTGCACTTAAACAAGCATCATGTAGTTTTTGATATATATTTCTTTTCATTGTTTCCTTTTGTTTTTTTTATTAATTAAAATGGTAATAGTCCCCATACTTTTTGTGCGTAAATAAAAGTATAAGTTCCTACTACTTTTGCTTTGTATACTAGCCAAGACATATTAGTTTGCTCCTTTCTTTAATACTTCACAGTTTTTTTTGTTTATATCTTTTTGCCAATCAGATTTTTTTTCTACAACCCATACATAAGAAGAAACTACTATTTCATTATTTAAAGTACACTTCTTACCAAATACAAGTTTAGTTTTTGGATCTTCATGTGCAAATGCACTTGTTGTCATAATTAAAGACAACAATACTATCATCATTTTATTCATGTTTTATTCCCCATAGGTTAGTTATTAGTTTTAATTGTTCATCTGCTAAATCCTTATAATAAAAAGGATGATACATATCCGGTGGCTCACACATTTGTGCAAGTTCGGACAGACTTCCTTTGCAGAACATAATCATACGTTCCCAAAGTAAAATCTTCTCAACCATTTTATAGTAAAGAAATTCCAGATGGTCTTTCTTCATTAACTCATGTGTATTATCAAAGATAATATGTTCCTTATCATTTGTATAAATTAAATAAGGTATCTTCTTAGTACACATATAGTAGAACGAAGTCTGTGTAAGGTTATCTGTTGCAGGTTCAGTAGGCAATGGTTGTGTACTCATTGTCCACTCTTCCTTGTTCTTAACCTTTCTAATATTTGGTGGCTTTGTTTTTAATTCTATAAATACTTTATCCGTAAGATAATCTACCTTACCTAAAATATCTTTTATCATTGTCATTTCTTTTTTTCTAACATGATATTCACAAATTAGTTTGTCATCCTTAACAATATCTTTAACAACTTTCTCTGTCACACCTATGCAATCAATCGCATATTCAATCATTTTTTCTCTAGCGAATTTATCCTTGTCATCTACCGGTGGTTTTTCATTTATAATACCAAGTTCATTTTGAAATATTTTATTAAAATCTCTATCCCACTTTTCTTCTTTCATGGTAGATGTTTTCCAAACTTCATGTCCAATTAATTTTTGTACTGTGTTGTTTACAAGATTGCCAAAGTTAGCTTTATATCTAAATGCAAAAGTTCTTCTGACTTCTTGTGGAAAAGTATAACCAATTAAATTTTTGGCAAAGGGTGTTGAGGTTGATGAGTATGACCAATGATCTAAACCCTTACCACCATTGAATATTGAAAATGCGTCTTGTATTAATTGTTCTTGTTTTTTCATAAGTTCCTAGTTTTTCACTATCTATACACATTATTATTTACTTGTAAAGCATTAAATATGATATATATACATACAAATCAGAGCAACAAAGAAAGGAAATATGACACTTGAAGAATACAGAAAAGAGAAAGGTCTATCCTATTATAATTTTGGGGTAGAACTTGGCATACGTGGAGTACAAAATCCCGGCACGTCAGTTCAACGTTGGTGTTTAACTGCAAAGGTAAAACGTTTTCCCGATCCAGAAATGGTAAAGAAAATTTTAGAAGTCACAAAAAATAAAGTCACTATAAAGGATCTATATGAAAGTTGGTGGAACACCAAAGTTTAAATACAAACGAGTAAGAATTTATTGGCAAGACATTGTATCTAATTCTGAATGGATGACACTTGAAAAAGCTAAAGATCAAGTTTATTCTTTCTGTGAAGATACAGGTTATTTATTATACAAAGATCAAAAGAAACTTATTATATTTGCATCACATAGCTTTGATGATGATGGTACACTTACAGTTGGCAACACTACTGTATATCCTAGATCAGTTGTTAAAAAGATAGAGGTATTAAAATGACCAATGATAAAATGTTTGATGAGATAGGTTGTCCGGATGAGCTAAAGAAATGTAAGGAAGAAATTAAACGACATAAAAAACACATTGAGAAACTATCCAATCAGCTATTGGATTATGAAAGATTAATAGAAGAAAAAGATAACGAAATAATAATAATAAAAAACAGATGAAAGGGTAAAGATGATTGAAATATTTTTACAAGCACCAAAGGAACTACAAGTGTTGGCTTTATTTCTTGTAGTTTATGTCACTTGGAACTTTATTAATGGCTAGACAAACCTACGCATTTTCTAATGGCGATTATAACGATTTTCATAGAAAATATAATGGCATTGCCATGATTGATATTGACAGTATTGAGTGCTGTCCACGTTGCTACGAGCCTTTAGCTATAATTGAGACGTGTTATGATAAAGGTCAGAAATATAAGGCTACAACCTTGTCAAAGATAGTCGCTAGTCGCCTAAATATACCCTGTTTTTTGGTATTCTATAAGAATTTGACCGACACCACCCTAACTTTCCGTATCAAGCGAATAACGAGCTCTCCGACAGACTTTGAGTTAATGAATGAAGATCAGTGGGTATCCATCTTGCTAGACCTACAACAAAATCACAGGAAATTTTGCAACCATGAATAATACTCGTGCTTTTTTACACATAACCTATAAGTTATATGGACACCTTGATAAATTAAGCGGTACTAAAAAATCTAACTGTTTAAACTGCTATCTATCTTTAATGAAACACGCATGGAAAAAGAATAACTATGAATGTGGCTTGAGATATTCTACAATCGCCAAAGAAACTAAATTATCTCGTATAACTGTTAGACGTACCTTAGATACTCTAGAAAAATTACATATTATATCTACTGTCAGAGGTAGGTCCGGAAAAACCTATAAAATCAACGAGTTATTTATTAAAACTGAATCAGATGGATCAATTTTATACACTAATAATAATAAGAAGTATAAAAAAGATCACTCTAATGTATATAAAAGATCAGTATTAGAAGAAACAATATATATTAATAATATAGAAAAAATTATAAGAGATAATAGAAATGATAAAGATAGTATGATACTAAACTTATCAAAGCTCCCCCTGTCAGACCTTAATTCAGATACTAACAATCCTTATTATGTTAAATTGGCTATTGAAAAGAAAGCTGAACTAGATCGTGAGAGTAAGGCAACCTACGTACATCCTCAAAAAGTAATTAATGAATTAAACAAGATAAGTAAAAATAGCAATCCACGATACCGAGAAAAAGTTTCTTTTAATAAACGTAATAATCTTGATTATAAAGGGAGACCTAAAAAATAATGGTAGGTAGACCAATGCGTAAAGTATTCTGTCAAGGCTTTACTCGTGCTGGTAGACGTATTGGAAAACTAATACCATGTAAAATGAAAGGTTATGAACTTGCAAATGGCACATATTATTGTAAGTATCATGGTTATCAAAATGTCAAAGGCTTTAGAAAGAAAAACTATACACATGAAACAAGGATCAAACAATTAAGTAAATTACAACAGTTTAGGAACTATACAGATGACCAACTCAAAGAATACTATTACAACCAAGTCAAAGTCAGAATTGATAACAACGAGCCAAGCCGATACAATTTGCGAAAAACTAACGAGAGGTTTAACTCTTACAGAAATACTAGAGGAAAAACAGTATCAGTTCAGCTTGATGAAATTTTATCATTTCTTAAAAAAAAATCCAGAACTGAACGAGAGGATAACTGAAGCTAGGAAGAATGGTGTTCAAACTTTAATAGATAAATTGCTGCAAGTCTTTCAATATCAAGAGATAGAAAATCCTAATCAAATACTATGGATTAGAGAAAAAACTAAATTTATTACCTTCCTCGCTAACAAGCTAACAGATTTATATTCAGATAATAAAGTCCAGAATGTTAAGACAGACCAATCAATTAAAATTTCATGGGAAGATAATCAATCGGATATGATTGATGTATCAGAGGATATAGTTGATATACCCTCTGATAATAAAGATTAATTATTTTAAATCACAAATTCTGCAAACAGTTTCATTTTCATAAGTAAAAAACATATTGTCAGTTTGCTCATCTAAAATATTATTATCTGGTTTTTCTCCTAAATATTTTTGTATTTGTTTAGGTGTTATTTCGTGGTCAGTTATTCCACATTTATTACATTCACTCATTATTCCCTTTCCTTTGGATCTTCAAAGCTAACATGAACAACACAATCTTTTCCCTCGTGTTCATGCCATGCGTCATCTAAATCAGAAAGTAATTGTAAAAACTTTTTACCTCTCATTCCATGATCTTGGTTATAACAGCTTTTAGTTATTTCAGCTTTCTTATTTTGTTTTCCATTGTTCCACTTTCTACTCCATGAAACAATCTCGTATTTGTCAATGTACATAGTTCCCTTTCTTGTTGTTGTTTATATTTTTTTAAAACCAAAACATATTTCATTAGAGTTCTCTCCTTGTTCTGTTGAAAATACTCCAATAGGTTTTAAAGTTTCTATTTCTTCATCACCATTTTCATCTAATATTGAAAATTGAATAGGTGTTTTTAAATTGCAAGTTTCATTACAATTAAAAACATTATTTAACAATTTTCTTATTGTCCATTGTTTCATTTAGTTCCCTTTCTTGTTGTTTATAATAGGTGTATATTACACCCCTTGCATTTAAAATATTTATGAGAGTTAATCTCATAAGTTCTTCTAAATTTTGTTTTTGTAGTTGTTTATTCATCATCTTCAGTTTCTTGTATTAATTCACCTTGATCATAACCTTGTTTAATTAATTCTGCAATATGCTCAAGATCAGCATCATTTGGTTTATAGTTTGGGTAATCATCTATTGTTAGTTTCCACCAGCTTCTTTTTGTTTCCATTTTATTTTTCCCTTTTGTTTAGTTGTTTATTCATTGTCTTTTTTTAATGGAATATTATCTTGTAGTGATTCAAATAAATTTAAACAGCTACAAATTAATTCTGCTCTATGAACAGAATCACAAAATGCAACAGTTTCAATTTTACCATTTTGTAAATCATAATTAACACCATTAAGATCACAAAAATAATTACCCTCAAAATATTCTTTGTCAATCATATCTATATTTATATATTTAGTCATTTTATTTTTCCCTTTTGTTTAGTTGTTTATTCATAAGTCCAATCACCTATAAGACATTCATTCCAGTCATAATTTTCATGGTTTTCATCAGCTAGTTTCAATGCTTCTTCCATTGAATTAGCTTCTATTTCTGCTTCATGATGTATTGATTGTATTCCGTATACTGTATATTTTTTTTTCATTTTATTTTTCCTTTCTATTTGCTTTGTCAATTATATCATCTGGCAAAGGTTCTATATCGTAGTCGTAATGTATGGCTAAACTGTGTTCATCTAGTTCTATTTCCTTTCTTAATCTAGCCAAATAATCATTGAAGTCTTTTATTGTTTTACCTATTTTATCGTAGCTACTATCATCACTCATTTATTCCTCGCTTTCTTCATAACTTTCAGTAATTTGAAAGTGATCTCGTTCTATTATTTCATCACCGGAAAAATCACCACTGTTCACAATCTCTTTTGCTTTCTCTAATGTTTCAGCTTTTATTTTTACTTGTGATGTACACTCTTCAATAAATGTTATATTATATACTTTCATTTATTCCTCGCTTTCTGGCTCATTAACAAATCTTACTACCATGACTATTCCATTTTCATCTACATGTTCTACTTCAATCTTATGTGTAGGACATTCATTGATCCATTTATTTATTTCTTCATCATATATTTTCATTTATTCCTCGCTTTCTATTTGTTTAAGTCTGTTAAGATATACTCACCGCTTTTTATTTTGGCTCGTGTATCTTTTATAGTTTCACCTAAAAATATATTTCTATATTTGCCTGTGGTGTTGCTATAATTCCAATATTTTTTATCTAATTCCACAGGTTTTAAATAATAAGAATTATATTTTTTTACAATCATTGAATTATAAGATTGAAAAAATTGATTCCCATTATCATCAGTAATAACAAATTGATTTGCTATTTTATTCCCATTGTTGCTTGTTATGTTTTCTACTTTCATTTGTTTCCTTTCAGTTGTTTATTTAATAAATTTAATTTGTTTTTGTGTCAATTTTGTGGCATGAAAACCGACAGCTTCAAGATCACTTGTAAAGA